ATGAAATACGTTCTTTGCTCCAATAAAAAAACAAAGTTGGACTATTTTTTTGCTTTTCTTTACCTTTGCTTTTGGTTTGTCGTTTTGTGTTGCGGTCTTGCTTATTCCGCCCAAAATAATAACTTAAAATATTTGCACCCCGGCCACGTAGCTTGCGAAGTGGCGGGGTGCGATTCATTTAATATGGAGTTTAAATTAAAATGATTTTCCGCCCTTGTGTTATTGAGGCAAAATTAAATCCAATGAGCGTTAACGCAAGGGCGGTTCTTTTATTCTTTTTTCTTTTCTTTTCTAATTCTTTTTCTTTGGTTACTTCTAATTATTTAACAGGGGCGGGTGCTTGTACGGGTGGTGTTGCATCGGCAGTTTGTGAATTTAATCAGAACAACGGTTCTTGTCAGGGTGGTTCTCCTGCCTCTGCTTTGCCTCCTGGTTCTGTTTTCTCTGATGCTTTAGTTGTAGTTAGTGCCTCTGGTGGTTGTGGTGATGATTGTAGTGCTACTGGGGTAAATTCAGCTTTTTGTCGTGCAAATTCTCCTACTTCTACAGATGGTCATTCAACCACTTGGTTTGTTAGATGTCAATGTTTTTTCTCTATTGTTGGCGATAATTCTCTCCTCCCCTGCTCCGAACCTACCCTAATCTCCACCCCTGAATGCCAAGGCGGTCAAGGTTTGTTTATGCGCGGTAGTTTATTTAATCTTGAAAATACAATTATTGGTATGTATGGCTGGCCTACTGACGTAGATGGTGACAATTATACTTTGTTTTATACTTGGGATAATGGTTCTCAAGTTGTCGTTTCTACTGTTCCCCCCGCTGGTGCCGAAAATAATCCTTCTTCGCGTCCTGACGGTTCTCAATGTAATTTGAATGACCAAGGTCAATTAACCGATTTGCTTATATGCCCCTTAGGCCTTGCAAATCCTCTTTCTTCTTCCTCCGCTCAAAGTAGCAGTAGTTCAGTTAGCAGCAGTTCAGGCGGTTCTAGTTCTTCCGGTGGTGGTTCCAGCGGTTCCGAAGCTTCTTCTTCCTCTTTTTTTTGTCGTATTTATAAGGACGGTGTTTGTGTGGATAGACCGAAAGAATGTCATTTAGAAATAAATGGTGTTTGTGTTGATAAGCCTGATGATAATAACTGCGAAATAGAGCTTTATGGTGTTTGCATACAATATAAGTCCTCTAGCGGTTCTGGTGAAGGTGGTGAGGGTGGCAATGGTTTTGGCTGTGATGATTTGAGTAATTGTGATTGGGCTAAATTGACTGTCCAGTTGGAGCAGCTGGGCGTTTCCCGTGATGTTTTGGAGAAGCTTTCTCATATAGCTGGTTTGGCACAGAGTGGCTATAATCTCACCGAGCAGCAGATTTTGGAAATGGCCGAGATTTTGAAGGCTATCAAAGCAAGCGATTTGAATTTTACTAACGCTATAAATTCTGGAACTGGAAAGACTACAGATGCTGTAGACGCTTTGCGTAGGCGTTTGGATAGTTTGTTGAGTGGTTCTGGTGAGGGTGCTGGTTGGCCTAACGGTACTTGCGACCCTCGTGTTAGCGATTGTAGCAGGTCTTTTAGTGATAGTGCTGAAGCTGGCGGTTGGGGTATTACTAGATATGGCATTGACAGTGTTCTTTCTATGTTCGGTACTGACAGTGGTTCTGTTCGTTCAAAGTATTCTTTTGCTCGTTTGCTTGCTGATACTTCTAAAGTTTTTCCTCATACTCGTAAGGCCGTTCAGCCTTTCAACGATTATATAAAGAAGCAGTCCGGCGGTTGCAAAACGCAATTGGATTTTAGCTTTAATTTTGGTAGTGGTTTCAAGTGTGCTGAGATGTGCAAAATAGACTTGTCAAATTTTGGCGGCAAGCCTGTTGGTAAGATGATGTCTGATATATTTACTATTGCATTTGGTTTGGGTATTTTAATTCGCTTGCTTTACGTTGTTCGCAGTGTTGGGCAAAAGGGATAGGGGGGTTACGCTTTCATACAGATTATTGCTTCAATATTAATGGTCGTTACCACTATAGTTCCTCTTATATTTACGGGAGTTAAATTTATTCCCAAGTTTTGGGGTCTTTTAAAGTTTTTGTTTGGTGGCGGTGGTGCTCTTGCTAGAAGCATGTGGCTTTCTGTTGCTGTTGGTGCTTTTGCTTTTGTTGGCGGTTTTGGCTTTTTGGTTAGTCTTTACATGGGTTGGGGTTTTGAGTATTATTTAAAATTCTTTGATATTATTTTCACTCCCTTTTCTCTTGTTACCGAGAATCTTTTAAAGAGTTTCATAGACCAGCTTCCAAGTCTTCCTGCTAATACGTCTAGTGTATTGTGTCTTTTTGATTTCGGCTCTGTTTTTACGTTTCTTATTATGGGATTTGGTTTTGAAGTGTATTTGCGTGTGTTGATTTACTTTTTTCTTAGGAGGCATTGAAATATGATTACGTTCATGGTTGGTCCTCCGGGTAGTGGCAAAACTTTGATTAGTCTTCAGCGTTATGTATTGCGTGCATTGAAAGAGGGTCGCAAAGTTTATCACAATATACGCGGTTTGGATTTTGTTAAAATTGCCAATCATTTGAATATTGACCCTTATATTATTGAGCAAAGTTTGGATTATATGTATAGTCCTTTTATTGAGGAGTGGTCAAAGGAGAATAATTTGCATGAGGAGTATTTGCGTCTTGGTGAAATCAAGTTTGAGCAGAAGCATATCAAGCAGTTGGAAGTATTTTATAAAACGAAGGTTCCTGACATATTGCGGACTATTCCTTTCCTTGTCAAGGATTATTTGATAGTATTGGACGAGGCTCAGAATTTCATAGGTGCGAATGATCACAAGGAAAAAAAGAACGTTGATTTTTTTGAGTATGCGACCACTCACAGGCATCACGGCCATGAGTTGTTGATAGTTACCCAGCACGAGGATAATGTGGATATTAAGATTAGAAGAATATCCAATCTTTTGATTTTCCTTTTCCGTAGGGATATTTTAGGGGCTTTGTTCAAGGATAGTGTCAAGGAAAGGCATTACGCTGGTTGTTCAAGTGGAACCCCTGAATTATTGACCAAGTTCATAACCAAGTATGACCGCCGTTTGTTTAATTTGTATCGTAGCTATGTCTCCACGGACATAAAGGAGCATAGGAAGTTCCGTAGTATTTGGCGCAATGGCGGTTTGCTTGTTCTTGGGATTATTGCTATTGTTGGTTTTTCTCGCATACCGGGTTTTATTGATAAGTGGGGCAAAAAGAAGCCCGTTAAATCCGAGAGTGTTTCCAGCAGTTCTTCTGTTGGTTTGAGGAATCCATCTGATTGGTTGGGAGAATATACCGATTATTTCTGCGGTGAGAGTGCTTTTTATATACTCCGTCAATCCGGTATTGTTGATAGTTTCCCGCCTGCCGTTGTCCCTGCTGGTGTTTGTCCGTGGGCTAATTATCAATTCAAGAACGAGGTAAAAAAATGAAACGATTTTTTCTTTGTCTTTTCCTGTTGATTACGTTTTCTTTTGGTGCCCCCGGGTGGCTTCCTTTTGGGAGCGTTGGAAGTGGTGGGGTTAATAGCTCGGGTGGCGCCATTGGAGATAATCCTAGACCTAGAACTACTACCAAGGTTGTCAGGGACACTTTGTTTGTTAGAGACACTTTGTATTTTGACCGTGTTGACACTATAATTAAGGTTGATACTATTCAGGTATTTCCTATTCAATACAAGTATGTTGTTCGCTATGCTTTGACCTCGTTGAATGTGTCTTTGAATAATCCTGAATGGCTTGATTACGCCAGTGTCAATGAGATAGTTGCTAGGGACACTGCCACTTTGCGTATAGGTTCTGAGGAAGTTCGCACTTTGGGTTATATCATTGGTGAGTTTGGCAATAAGGTTCCTCAGACTGATATTATTACTTATGGTTTCACTATACAGATTAGTGGCAATCGTGTTGTTATTGAGTATCGTGGTAAAAATTCGCTTGCTTTGTTTTCTGGTAGTTTTGATAATGACGGTTTTCTGACTGCTACTGGCGAGATAACAGAAAATAGTTTCATTCCTGATTTTTTCCCGTTCAATTTGTTTTTCAATGTTGGCAAGAAGCGTATAATAATTGAGATTATTAGGGAGGTAAGGCAATGAGTTATTACGTTGGTGTATTTATTTGTGGTTTTTTCTTTTGGGTTATAATTGAGGCTATGCATTAGGTGGTTTTTATGTCTTATCTTTGTGAAACAATTCCTTTCAATTACGGGCCTTCTCCCGGCACTCCTATAGTTAGTCCTTCCGATTTCATTTCTTTTTGCACGTCTTCTCAAATTATTAGTTCTTTATCAGATGCTAGGAGTTGCCTTGTTTATAGAATATCTTGCGTTGATTATGTTCCCCCTTCTTTGCCTTCTAGTTCTTCTCAATTTCAATATAGCAGTAGCGGTTCTGTTGAATGTCCTTCGGGTGGCGAGTTTGATTGGGGTAGTGTCAGTGCTGGGTTTGTTGATGCGTTCCCTGTGTTTGCTGCTATTTTCGGTGTTTGGTGCATTGTCAAGGTTATCCGTATGGCTTGGTGGGGTGCGAAATGATGGATACAAGATTTATTTGCTTTGTTCTTTTCGTTTTCTGCGAAATGTATTTGTTGTGTCTTTTCAACTTTTGGGGGTATTGAATGAATGGTATTGATAATATAGGTTCTCCGGCTAATTTAAAATACATCTTATTGCGTAATCGTTATGATTATTGTCAATGCTGTATGCTTGGCGAGTATTCCGAGTGCGATGGTCTTATTCAGCTTGACGGCTGTGATTATTGCGATATTCATTGCAAGTATTTGAAAAAATCTTCATTGAGGGTTAGTCTATGAAATTTATGAAGCGTTTTGTCCATCGTGTCCGTTGGTTCTGGTCTGGTGGCCGTTATGAAAAATTCATTCCTGAATCTTTTTTAGCTTGTTTATTTTCAATGTCTGCTATTGGCATTATTTATCTTGTCAATGGTTTTTTTTTAGGCGATTTTTTGCCTTATTCTTATCCTTTTGGCTGGGGCGTTGTTTATTGTTCTTTTGCTTTTGCTTTTTTTATTTCTCCTTTTAAGTATACATTTCCTTTGGTTTTGTGTATTTTGCTTTTTGATTTTCTCTATTTCTCTTTTTATTTATCTTGTTTTTATTTTTCTGTTTTATTTTGGGGGTTCAGGTTTGTCTAGTTCTACTTGTTTGCCTATTTTATCTGTTGTTATTCCTCCGCAATTTTGCATTATTGCGAATAGTCCTAATATGAACATAACGAATATGAATAGTGCTATTTCTTTTCTCATTTCCAAAATATACAAAATCTTTGGGGGTTGCTATGTCTTTTAGTGAAGAACTTTTGTCGGATATGTGCGATTGGGCCCTTTTTGCGGTTATATTGGCTATTCGCCTGTTAATGACATTACGCAAAATGATTACACTAAATGGGAGCTTCTTCCGCATGATGTCCGCTCTGATTTTTGCCCTTGTTGTGACAATGACAAAATCTCTCTTTTATACAGGAAAAATATCTTTTTCAGGTTCCGTTTAATCGCCTACAAAATATGGGAGTATATTAAAAGATGTTGTGTTTAGTAAATTTTTCTTGCTTATCTGAAACGATAGTCAAAATGGTTATCATTCTTAATGCGTTGTCTAGTCCAGTAGCTAGATGGTTCTATTACCACCTAATGCCTGCAAATTATCTCATTCCGGTGCTGGGCAAGCGTTCAAGTTCCGTTTATGTTTTCAAATGTCCATTTTTCCTTTTCATTAGCCGGCTGTTTGGCTGTTTTAATCCTTTTGCGAAAATCTATTCTGTTGCTAAAAAAAAACCATATAAAATCTTTGTTATAGAAAAATCGTTCGTTTTCACTCAATAAATCTTTCGTTTTCGCAGAATTTAGGCAATAAACGACATCTTGATACTATACGACAAATAGGAACAATGAAGCCCTTACTATTGTAGTAATCGGTCTTATAGGCATAAATCGTCTTTGGGAACGTCAACTACAATATACGCACCGAGGGCTTGACATAAGAGGTGCGTAGTAGGTAGTATTATAACCCTTGTTTTTAAACCTTCTTTATGGAGAATGTTCATTATGGATAGCGGTAAAAAAAAGATTCAGTCTCGCACTTGGGGTATCATAATCCCTTGCGAATGGGAGAACCATGCTCAAATCGTTTGCAAAGCCAAGCAAGTTGCGAAGTATTACTATTGGATTAGGCACGACCACGATATGTATACCGAGCCTGACGATGATGTTGAAAATCCCCATGCTGTCGGGGAATTGAAGAAGCCTCATATTCATTGCCTTATGACTTTTTCCAATTCACGGGATTTGAAGACTGTCCAGAATTATTTTTCCGAGTTTGACCAGCTCAAGGAAAACAGTTTTGAGAAAATTTCCAATGCTTTCGGTGCCAAGCGTTATCTGACTCACGTGGATAATCCAGATAAATACCATTATGACCCTTTGCAAGTGGAGACCAACGACCGTCTTTTCCCCAATGTCTTTTTGGAGAAAATGTCTGGGGAAGAAACTTTTGACAAGTTGCAGAAGGCTTTTGATTATGACGCTAAAACAATGAAAGAATATGTAGAGCAATTCAAGCCTATTTTTATTACTATGAACTCTTGGCAGATGTTCGGTGTTATTCAGAACGCTAGGCGTGAATGGCGTATAAAGAATGTAGCCAAGGAAGCAAATCACAAAGCTGATATGGCTTTACTTACGAGGGTTTATGGCTAGGTTAAGAAAGATAAAATTGCCCTGTAGTTGTGAATATGATACTTTAGATTCTTCCACGCTTTATTTCGTCAAATTTATTGAGGATATGGGTATTAAAAATTATTTTATAAAGCGTATTTATAGGTATAATTATCATAATCCTAGTTCTGCTCCTGAGTGGAGTTATCGTTGTATTGCTTTTGAGGTTATTTAATGTTTAGGATTTTTAAAATCGATTCAACCAATGGAGGAAAAAATGGTTAAATGGTCTCGTTCTTGTTCTTGCTTATTCGTTTTGAATATGCTTCTTTCTTTTTCGCTTTGTTTATGGCGTTTATTTTCAAGGCATTATTTTATTCCTTTGCCTTTTAGTTTTTATGTTTACTGTTTTCTTGTGCTTGAAATTTTTTGTATTGTTGAGCCTTGCCGTTATACTCATTTTATGTTTTTTCTTTGTTTTTTTGTTTCAATTTTTACTGGAATTTGTTTATTTATTTTTAGTTGATTAATCTTATTCCTAGTGGTTCTATTAGCATACATTCTAATATTGTTATTGCTATTATTGCTATTATGAATATTATTGCCGAGAATTTAGCGTATTTGTATAGTTTTTCATTGTCCATAGCTTTTGCTATTCCTGCTATTATTAGGGATATTACCGCAAATCCCGTTGCTATGTTTATTGTTATTTCTGCAAAATGTTCTATAATTTCTTTCATTTCTTTAATATATAAAATCTTTTTATTGTCTTTTTGTCTTTAAAGCTGTCATTGTGTTGTGAGCGTGTTTTTGGTGTTGCTGTCCTGTGAAGGCAGCCCCCTTTATGTTGTTCGTGTATATGCTTGTTGCCCTCAAAAAAAATAAAAAAAAATTATCATAAACCCTTGCCACCCTGCCAAAAAAAATGTATATTATAGGTATGAAAAAACTTCCTCTTATTCTCGCTCTTGCCTGTCTGCTTTCTTCCTCTGCTTTTGCTCAATGCAATATTTATGACCCTAAAACGGTTGTTGAGCAAAGGTCTGACGGTATTTATTGCAACGGTGTAAAAGGAAAAAAATTTAAAGCTTCAGACTTTGACTGTTCTGAGTATGAAATTAAAGACGATGATTATTATTATCATAAAGGTAAAAAAATTACTGGTTTATCCCCTGTTGGTTTATTTTGCGGTGATAAAATCAAAGGTTATGACAAAGCCAAACGCCGTCAAGAACAACGTGAAAATGAATATCAGAATAAATCCCATAACAACCCCAAAAAATAACCTATTTTCTTTGCCCTTGTCTGCCGTATAATTTTTTGAGCCATTGATAGCAATATTATACGCTCGTGCTAAAAACTTGGCAGGCAAGGGCACTTTAAAAAAAAAAATAAACATTTTCCAAAAACCTCTAAAGTTTTTCGTATAATGTGCCGAGTGCTATTATTGCCTTGGTGTGTTTCAGCTGTCGTAATCGTAGGGCTATTAATACGTCTGTAACGGAAGAAGGCGACATATCTAGGCAATGCTTAGGCACGAGTTCAGCCGTGTAAAAACTTTGGGAGTAATTCGCCCGTTTATATGATTGCAGGCGTTTATTTGTGTTTGGCGTTGTGTCAATAGGTTGCATCACTTCAAAAAAAATAAGGAGACATTTTTATGAATGTTAAAAAATCGTCTTTGGTAGGCATAGACGTATCGCACGAGACTTTCAATGCTCATTTTAGCAATGCTGATTACAAGTATAAGAATGCTCGTATCGGCTGGCAAAAAATGGTCAAGGAAGCCCCGAAAAATTCCACGTATGTAATGGAGTCCACTGGCTATTACCATTACAAGCTTGCTTCTTACTTGCATGGCTTGGGACTGTCTGTAATTGTTTTGAACCCTTATTTTGTCCATCACTGGATAAAATCTACTGGCAATAAAGCAAAGACGGATAAACGTGACGCTAGGGATATATTCTCTTATGCCTTGAATAATAAGAATCTTACTAGGTCTTGGGAGCCAATGTCCCCTCTGCTTTCTAGGGCAAGGGTAATAGTTACTCTTTTGTCTAGTTTTTCTAAGCTCCGTCAATCGTCTAGGAATGTCAATCATTCTATTTCGCTTGTTGTTGGCAAGTCTGACAATTTGCTTAATCCAATGAATAGCGTTTCTGCCTTTTTCAATGAGCAGGAAAAAGCCCTTGAATCTGAATTAGTTGGGATAGTCAAGAATCTCTATTCTGAGCAATATCGCCTGTTAATGACTATCCCCGGCCTTGGCTCTAAATCTGTGTCTGTTTTCCTTGTGTGTTGCCGTGGCTTCACCGATTTTCTCACTTACCGTCAATTGACATCTTATGTCGGTTTGGGTTTGAAGGTAGAGGACAGCGGAACCAGCGTGAGGAGAAGGCAGCATATAACAAAGACTGGCAATAATTACCTACGTTCCCTTCTTTTTATGTGTGCCATGTCTGCCATGACTTGTTGCGTTCCTTGCAAGTCTCTTTACAACAGGCTTGTCTCGCGTGGCAAGCTTAAGGAGCTGGCAATAGTTGCCGTTATGCATAGGCTTGTAAAAATCTCTTTTGGTGTTGTCCAAAGTGGAGAACCTTACAGGGGTAATTTATTGCCAGCATAG